CTACGAGGCGTCGGCTGCGCGAGGCGGGGCGGTAACAGAGACCTGGGCCAGCGGGGCGGCGACGGCGGTGCGGGCCTCGGGGTAGGGCTCGAGCAAGTGCAGCAGGGTTGTCACGAGCGCCTGCACTTCGGGTTGCAGCTCGGCCGAAGCGCCTGGGGCGCGCGCCAGCGGAAGGGGGCGCACGCTGGCAGTCCAGCCGGGGGATTCGGTGGTGGCGCGGCCTGGCCCGCTGCGCAACCAGTCCAGCGGTTTGCCCGAAAGGATGGCCACCTCGGCATTGAGGCGGGCCTGGGCCTCGGCCTGGCGCACGGCGGCGTGGAAGGCACGATACCTGGCCGGGGCGCGGCGGGCCTGGCCGCGCCGCAGCCAGCGCTCGAACACGGCGCGCGGCACGCCCGTCGCCTCGGCGGCCACCTGGGGGAAGCCGCCGGCGCGGATGTAGGAAACGATCGCCTGCTGGATCTGGGGCGTCAGTTCGTGGTGTTGGCGCGGCATGGCGAATCATCGGGTCCGGGGCGAGTTCAGCGCGCCACGAGCAGCCGGGCCAGGCGCGACGGCAGGGCGGGCCCGACGTACTCGAACCCGGCACTCAGGCGCGTGGTGGCGTGGCGAAGACTTCGCAGGTGCGTTTCGTGGCTGGTGGCCAGGGAGGGCCGGCGGCGCAGGCGCCACAAGGGCGAGCGCAGCCGTGCCGCGATGAAGGCGGGGTGCGTCGTGGTGGACAGCGCCCGGTAGCCCAGGCCGCGCCACATCCCGGCGAGCAAGCTCGAAACCGCGTGCCCGATGCCCACGCCCTGAAAGTCCGGCAGGGTCACCGTGCGGTGCTCGCGCCGGCCCGGCGGGCCCTTGCCCACGAACGGCAGCCAGGCGCTGAACGCCACCGGCCGGCCCTCCCAGACCGCCAGGAAGCACACCGCCCCGGCCGCCAGGGAGTGGCTCAGATAGTGATGCGGTGCGAAAAGCGGCCACGCTGATGCGCCGCAGCGGAAGACCTCGAGCCGGATGGCGGGCCGGCGCTGAAGACACCTCCAGTCGAAGCGTCCCTCCGCCGGGCGGTAGACCCAGTCGGGCTGAAGCCAGTCGATGACGTCCTCGTGACAGGTCACGGCCACGAAGCGCAGCCGGTGAGTACGCACCGTCCGGGCCAGCGCCGCGCTGCCCACGCGGGCCACCGTGCGGTCCACCACCGAGGTGTACTCGTCCAGCACGATCAGCGGTCGCTCCCCCGCCGGCTGCGCCAGCGCCTCTGCCAGCAGGCGCGCCAGAGTGGCGCGGAACTGCTGCCCGGTGGAGAGCACGCCGAAGGGCCGCAGCCATGCCGGCGGGGACGCGAAGCCGACCGCCGAGAGCAGGGCCGCCACCTCCCTGACCAGCAGCTTTTCGGGAAAGCCGTCGATCACGGCGCGGTCCGCCGGCCAGGTCAGCCCCTGGCTGTGCCCCAGCTCGGCCGGCCACAGGCGGCGGGCGATGGTCGACTTGCCGCACCCCGAAGGCCCGGTGAGCAGGCCGACCGCCCAGGGGCGCTCCGCCAGCGGCAGGTTGACCTCCCAGCTCAGGCGCGAGGTGCGCTCGGCAGGCAGGTCGAACAGGCCGCGCAGCTGGGCCACGCGCGGGGTCTCGACGACGGGGGTTTCGAGGGTGATGTTCATGTTGGTCAGCTCAGCGGGCTTCCGCCCTTGGCCCGCACAGGGGTTGAGGTTTTTCGGGGGAGCGAACGGGCGGCACCGGGCGCTTTTGGAGTGCGGCGATTCATCGCCGCTTTGGCCTTCGCGAAAAGAAAATGCGCCCCACGGCAGCGCCGGCTGGGCCTGTCGCCTGCCTCTGCCGAAAAGCGGCGATGAATCGCCGCACTCCAAAAGCGTCGCCCAGCGGACCCTCTCAGGCGCGTCTCCTTCAGCTCAACAGTGCCCGGCACTTCAGCCCCTCCTGCTGGAAGCGCTCCAGCAGGGCGAACTGGGCCGGCTCGTCGGCGCACTCGATCAGGATGAGGTACTGCTCCCGCACGGTGGGCTCCGGCGCGGGGGTGCGGCGGGCCTTCTCGAGGGACTCCTCGACGGCGGCGCGCGACTGGTCGATCGACTGCCAGAGGTTGGCCAGGGCGTCGGAGTCGGTGCTGGTCAGCCGGCGCAGCTCCTCCAGCCGCCCCACGTCGTGCTCGGCCAGCATCGCCAGCGGATCGATCGACAGGAGCAGCTTGCGCGCCTCCTCGTCACTGACGTCCAGCACCTCGACATCGACTTCCATGTCGGGGCTCATGTCGCGGCGCAGGTGGCCGTCGATCAGCTTGAGCCTGCCGTCGGGCAGCTCGTAGGCCAGCAGGCTGCGGGCAAAGCCCACCTCGCGGTACAGGGCGGCCAGCGCTTCGCGCTGCGCCGGGGGGTGGGTGCGTGCGTTCAGCTCGTGCGGTATCAGCTCGCCGGCCCGGACGCGAGCGTGCCGCACGATGCGGTTGCGCGGCGCAGGATTCATGGATAACCTCGCTCTGGTTGGTAGTACCGCCTTCAGGCGGTCTTCGGCTCACCCCGCCGGAAGGCGGTACTACGAACGACAATTCAACTCTTGGGTGGCGGTTTCGGTTGCTCGCGCGTCGCGATCAGGTCTTCGAGCAGCCCGTGCGTCTCCTGCTGCTTCTTGCGCGCCAGCAGCTCCTGCACGAGGGCCGCCACCTCGGGCGGCAGGCTGGCGGTGTAATGCCGGACGAGCCAGCCCAACAGCGCCCCCGCCAGGGCGAACAGCAAATGCCACAGCTCTGCACTCATGACTTCTTCCTCCCCAGGAACAACAGGATCAGGGCCGCTCCCCCCAGCACCCACACGCTCCACGGCACGCGCGGCACCAGGCGCGGCAGCGCCGGCACGCGCCGGCGCAGGTCGGGGTCCCTGGCCGGGTCGTAGTCCGGCCGCGGTCGGCGCAGGCCCGCCAGGGCCTCGTGCGCCCCCGCCAGGGCCCGCGCCAGCGCCTCCGCCCCGCCCTGGTAGTCGTCCTGGCGGTGCAGCACCTCCCCCGTCGGCGCCAGGGCGTAGATCGTCGGCTTGCCCTGGGTGTGAAACCCGGCGCGGGCCACGTGCCAGTGGTCGGGGGCGTAGTCCTGAAGCACCACGCGCCCCTTCCACTCCGGTGGAAACGTCCGCACCACCTCTTGCCGCTCGGCCGCGCCACCGATCACCACCACGCGCAACTTGCCCGTGGAGTCGGGGACCTGCCCGCCCCCGGCCAGGGCGGCATGCGCCGCCCCGCGCGTCGTCTCGCGACCGTTCACCAGGTAACGCGGCCGACCGCCCAGCTTGTCCACCTCCACCCCGAAGGGCTGGCGCGGCTGGCGCGGCAGGCGCCCCTGCGCTGGCTCCAGCGACCACGCCATCAGCAGCAGGATCGTCATGGTTGGTGTCATTGGTTTCCTCCGTTGTGCGGCACCGGCGGAGGGCCCTCGTCCAGCAGGATCACGGCCCAGCCGCCGCCCAGCGCCGCGTAGCACTTCTGGAACTCGGCGGGCGTCAGCCACTCGTAATTGCTCGTCCCCGGGTAGTTGTTGTCGAGAATGACGAACCACTTCTCGGTGGCCGCCACCAGGCTGACCATGTGCGGGATGCGCCGCCCGCCGTAGCGGCCCGTCGGGCTCCAGCCGTAGGTGACCGCCGGCATGCGCCCGGAGCGGCACGCCGCCCGGAGTACCTCGAGGTCGTCGCCCTCCACCTGGACGTAGGGCGGCTCGGATACCCCGCGGTCCTTGCAGATGGCGGTGATGCGCTCCTTGACGTTGCCGGGGTATCCTCCGCCGGGGAGCCCTTTCTTATGGAGCCAGGCGGGGAACTCGACCAGCGCGGGGACGTTCTGCCACACGGCGCTGTGGTGCAGGCTGGTGAAGACGCAGCAGCCCTGCCGGCGGCTGGCGACGTTCTTGCGGTGCATCTCCCCGGGCAGGTCGCAGTCGATCTCCGTGCCGTCGGCGTGCCTGGGCCCGTTGACGAGCGCCCCGAACCGCTCCGCTCCCCGGATGCCGACCGGCATCCCTGTTTGCCTGTCCCAGGGCTTGGGGCGCGGGCGTGGCGGGCAGGGCGGATCTTTCGGACAGGGCGGATCGGGTGCCGGCGGTGCCGGGGCGGGACGGTCCGGGTTGTCCGGGCCGGGCGCGGTGGCGAGCAGCAGGGCCAGCACCGCCAGCGCTGCGCCGCCAGCCAGCAGCAAGGTTCGCTTCTGGTGCATGGGCCCTCCTCACAGGTCGTTGGTTGGGTACGTGACGTTCAGGCGCAACAGGTAGACGCGCTTGTGGTCGAGGCTTCCGCCGCGGCCGACCCGGCGCACCTCGGCGACGGCGTACTTCACCTTGCTGTTCTTGTCGGGGATGTACACGAAGTCACAGCCCGAGGCGTAGTTGCCCTGCGGCACTCCAGTCGTATAGCCGTCGCGAATGTCCGTGTTGACGTCCACCAGCAGGACATGGGTGTGGTAGTTGGTGTTGATGGAGTGGCGGTTGCTCGCCTTGAGGAAGCACTTGACCCCGGCGACGTCGGGCGCTGCGGGCGGGGAGTGAGCGTTGCGGTAGATGTCGCAGGTGGTATTGGCGGTGATCGGCAGAGTCATGGAAGTTACCCCTGGTTGGTGTCGATGCTGTGCCGGCGGTACGGCGCCAGCAGGGAGCGCACGAGGGCCGGCGGGTTGAGCGGGTCCAGCTCGCGCCAGCGCAGGCTCTGCATCTGCGGCAGGGCCTGGGCCTGGAGGTGCGGGTCGCGCAGGGTGTACTGGTAGGCCTGGGCGACCCACAGGGCACAGGCTTCCTGCACCGCCTCGGGGACGGTGGTGTAGCCGGCGGTGTACTGCACCCGGAAGTTGTTGACGCCCACCGGCCAGACCAGGTCCTCGGGATGGAGCAATTCCGGATCGGTGTAGGGGATGGCACGCAGCAGCCAGCCGCGCGGGTCCCACTGGTAGCCCTGAAGTTCGTAGGTGTGCATCTTCAGCTCGGCGAAGGTTCCGCGGGCCGTCAGCGCGCCCTGGGACTCGACCCCGTCGCCGTAGCTGGGCGGGACGTACAGGTCCGCGCTGGGCCACAGTCCGTAATCGCCCGTGCTGCCTACCCCCACCCCGGCGTCGCCGACGATCTGCGCCGCCCAGCCGTTGCCCAGGGCGTTGACCGCGGTGCTGACGGCGTTGATGGTGACGTTGCCCGCCCAGGTCACGCTGGTGTCGTTGGTCAGGACGCCCGAGGCGACGCGCTCCAGGTTCAGCCCGGTGGAGGTCACCCGCACGGTGGCGCGCTGGTTGAGGTTGAGGTTGGTGTTCTGGATCTTCAGCACGGTGACGGGGCGGTAGCGCACCCAGCGCACACTCTGGATCGGGTACTGGCGCAAGAGCAGGCGGCGGTCGCCAGTCCCGTTGTACAGCTCGTCGAAGGTCGTGCTGACGAAGCGCCGGCGGCAATACTTCTCGATGCCCTCGCTGTAGGCAGTTATCAGCACGCCGAGCAGGGCGTCCTGCGACGTGTCGGTGATGGACTGGATGTCCTGCTTGGCTCGCGCCAGGGTGATGAGGTCCTTGGCCGCCATGTCACACCTCCGTGGCCCACAGGAACTTGGACAGCTTGATCGGGCGCAGCTCGAGTGCGGCCAGTCCGCCGGGCCCAACGGCCTGGTCGTCGGTGCTCTTGAACTCCAGCACGCCAAAGGGCAGGCACTTGCCGCTATCCGTGCGGACGTCCACATCGAGAGTCAGGCGATCCGTATCGTTCTCGACGGCAAAGCGCCGGCAGCACACCTCGACGACCGGCCCGACGGGCACCTCGCCGGCCAGCTCGTACAGGCGGGCCAGCAGGTCGGCGGGCAGCAGTTTGCCCAGCGGGCTGGGGCCGTGCAGGATCAACCCGGCAGTGTTCGCGTCCACCTCGCGGCGCCACTTCTGGCCTTCCGTCTTGGCGGCGAGGGCATAGGTCTCCCCCGCCGGGGTGCGGTAGCAGCGCAGGCGGAGGGTGAGGTAGCGGTCGCCCTGGCGGCGCGCCTTGCGCAGGTGGAAGCGCGGGGTGTCCAGGTAGGTGGTTCCGAGGGCTTGCCCGCGGAAGTCCGGGTCGAATGCCTCGCGCGGCAGCTCATCGAGCAGGCAGGCCGCCACGGCGGGGAGCCGGCAGCCCGGCACGGCCCAGGTGCCGAGGTTCTGGCGCAGGTTGGTCGCGGGGAGGGGCTTCATACGTAGCTCACGGTAATGTCGGCAGCGGTCCCGGAGGCGAGCACGACGGTCAGGCCGGTGGTGAAACCGACGTCGTAGTTGAGCGTGACGAGCTGGGCGGTCGGGTCGATGACGGCGATGATGGTGCCGGAGGCCGCCGTGTTGTCGTAAACGGTGATGGTGTTGCCGCTGGAACCCTTGACGTTGATGACGATGTTGTGCAGCCATCCGGCCCCGCTCTTGATGGTGGTCGTGCCGTTGGGGTTGAGGTGGCTGTCGTTGACGGCGCCGGTTGGTATCAGTGGCATGGCAGTTCCATGACAAGGTGACAAGGGGAAGGGGTGACAAGGTGACAGGATGAGGGCGGTGTGGCGACAAGGAGTGCAGCGTTGCAATCAGCTTGTCACCCTGTCACCTTGTCACCTTGTCATCCCCAGCGGTCAGGCGACGACGTTCTGCGGCGTGTTGACGCTGGCGGCGTTCTGGGCGGAGCCGGGCTTCTGGATGGCCTCGCCGCCGAAGCCGATGACGCAGACGTTGACGTTCTGCGAGCCCGTTTCGGTGACCTTCAGGCCCAGGTAGCGCTTGCTCATCTGGTCGGCGCGGGCCTCGAAGGTGACGATCTTGTTGGCGGTGTTGAAGCCCGCCTGGCTGGTGTTGGCGCCAGCCAGGTTGGTGGCGGTCGCCAGGCTGGACTGGGTGTCCTCGATGAGCTGCAGGGTCAGCGCGCCCCCGCCGACCACGGCGCCGACGTTGACGATGAACAGGGCGCGCTTGAACTTGCTCATGTCGACGCCGCCGGCGGTCTTGTTGCTGTTGTTGAGCACCTGGGGATCGACCTCGGTGCAGAAGCCCAGGGCTTGCGTGAGTTGCTCGGTGAACATGGGATGTATACGCTCCTGGTAAGATGATTCACACGGGAAGGTGCCCCTCGTGGGACAGGCAGCCTGCCTGTCCAGTGCGGCCGGACAGGCAGGCTGCCTGTCCCACGGGGGTCAGTTCAGCACGACAAACGGGCTGACCTGGGTGGTGGCGTCCTGCAAGGTGACGGGCTTGTCGAGCCACGGCTGGCCATCAACCCTTTCGACGACCCTCCATGTCATCTGATTTTTCAAGAAGTTGACGTGCTCGCTGGCGGCGATCTCGATCGACATGCGATCGCCGATGACGTACTTGGCGGGGTCCAGGAGCATCAGGTCGCCCTTGGTGCCCAGGGCGGGGACCTTCTCGGTCGGGAAGGCGGGGCGGCCCAGCAGGGCCCACACGGGGCTCTTGACGGCGCCCTGGTCGATCGAGATGAACACGGCCCGGTTGGCGCCATCCTTGAGCTGGAGCAGCTGCGGGATGACCGTGGGAGAGAAGGTCCAGATGGCGCTGTTCCAGGAGTGGGGCAGCAGCTTGCTCCACATGGTGGCGACGTCGGGAAAGGTCACCGTGTTGGCCCCGCCGGAGCGGTTGACGGTGACGGCGGCGCCAGCGCCCAGCATGCCCTGGGGCTTGCCGACGCCGTTGCCCTGGAGGAAGGCGTACTCCTCGAACCAGGCGATCGCCAGGGCGAAGAGGTTCATGATGAACTTCTCCAGCCCGATGACACTGTCCTGCAACAGGACGTTGCTGCTGACCGAGTAGCCGGACAGCTCCCAGGCCTTCAGCTCCATCTGCTTGAAGGCGGGCTCGGTTTCGGTGCGCGTCTGGGCCTCGGCGGTCCAGGACATCTGCACCCCGCCGAAGAAGGGTGAGACCCCGGCGGACTGCACCGTGCTGATGTCGAGGTAGGGGATCTGCAAGGTGGCGCTCGCCATGGGTACCACGAAGGCCCGCGGCCGGATGAAAGCGTTTTCCGCCACCAGCGTCATGAGCTGCTGGTAGAACTCCGGCGGAACGGTGTAACCGCCGGTGACGCCGGAGGCCTCGGCCAGGGCGGCCTTGGTGGTCCACTCGGTGAAGACACTGCCGTAGTGCTTCTCGAGGTACTTGCGGTCGTTGCGGGCCACCGCCAGGCAGAAGTCGCCGAAGGTCTTGCCCTTGGGGTCGCCCGAGCCGGCCTCGCCGAACAGGGCGGGGACGGCGTGCTTGCGGGCCAGCGACCTGGCGTCGGCGAACTGCTGGAGGGTGGCGTTGATGACGGCGTCGAGCCCGCGGGTGAAGCCGTCGAGGGCGGACTGCACGCCACGGGCGATCAGCGGGGTGAGCGGGTCGTCGCTGAGTGCGACGGCGGTCCCGCCCTGGATGAGCGAGCCGGCGTCGGACTCGGCGACGTCGATGCGCTCGCCGGCCTTGCGGCCGAGGAAGTCCCTGGTCAGTTGCACGAACATGGTTGCTCCGTCGGGGCCGGGCGGCCCCATGTGCTTGGAGTGTGCCCGGAGGCACGATCGGGTAGGTCCGTCTCCGGGCCGAACCCGGCTGGCGGCTTGGCGTCCGCCTCCGCCGGCTCTCGCCCTGGCGGCTCGTTGCTACTTTCAGTTTAGGGAACGGGTGTACATATATCAAGAGAATTATGATGGAAAATGAGCGTCATCGAACGCCACCCCGAAAAAGTTGGTCTCACACCCGTCCGCGGGCGCGGTCGAGGGCGTCCTGCACGGCGCGGCGGACCACCGCGTCGAGGTCGAGGCCCTCGACCTGCCGGCGCACGGCGCGCTCGACTTCTTCGAGCGGGGTGAAGGCGAGGGCGCGGGTTGCCGGCGCGGGCGGCTCGGGCAGGCCGAGCACCTGGCGCAGCTCGGGGGCCAGCTCGACGGCGCCCTTGGAGACGGCCTCGACGAGGGCGTCCTGGTTGGCGGGCAGCGACACGCAGGCGTATTCGAGGAGCAGCCACTCGTCGATGACCAGCCCGACGGTCTCGCCCCAGCCGGCGCGGCGGGACTCCTCCGCATCCGGGACGTGGACGCGCGTGGGCAGAAAGCCGATGCTCTTGCCCTGGAGCAGCCCACTCTGGACCAGGGCGAAGACGTTGTCGGGCAGCCACGCCTGACCGGCGGGCCACGACGGCGGCACCGGCGGGTAGTGCGTCTTGGCCTTGATGCCGGAGCTGCCTCCGGGCGGGGCGCCGTCCTTGACGCGCTTGCGCCACAGGCTGCGGCCGACCGGGGGCAAGTCGTAGCGGTGGCCGAGGGTGACGACGGGGTTGCTCTGGAACTGGCTGTCGTTCATACCGCGGGCCAGCACCACCTCGCCGGTGCGGTCGATGCTCTCGGTGGTGATCCACGAAACGTCGGAGCGCTCGCCGGGGTTCAGCTCGGTGGGCGGCCGGGCGGTGGAGGTTTTCCGATATTCATACTCGCCGGTGCGGGGCAGGGAAGCGAGCACCGCGTCGAGGGCGCGGGCGGCGCGGTCGGTCATGGGGAAGCCGAGCGGGCCGTGGGCGGGGCCGTAGAACTTGCTGGCGATGTCGGGCATGGGGGACCTCGTTGGAAGGGGATTATCTCGTGGGACAGGCAGCCGTGCCTGTCCTGTGCGGTGCGGACAGGCAGGCTGCCTGTCCCACGTCAGCGGGGTGATTCGGGCGCGTTGCGGCCGGCGTCGTCGGTCTGGGCCCACAGGCGCGGCAGCCAGGGGGCGTCGCCCCAGCTCACCGGCGGTAGGCCCTGCTCGGAGCGCATCTCGTTGATGGTGACCACGCCGTACTTCAGGCTCAGCTCGCGCTCCTGGGCGGTCAGCTCGCGGTTGATCGGGATGGGGTCCTCGCTGGCCAGGAACAGCCGCCCGCCGGGGTCGAACAGCGGCAGGAGCTGCTCGTTGAGCTTCTCGTCGCGGCGGCGCAGGCGCGGGCTGATGGCCTTGGCCATGTGCTGGTGGTCGGCGGCCTGGAGGTTGGCGAGGTTGGTCTCGCTGGTCAGGAAGCTGAGGGGGACGTGGAAGGCGTTGGCCACGTCCTTGCGGGTGGCGCGCAGGTCGGCCAGGGCCGCCAGGTCGCCCATGCTGTAGGCCAGGAGTTGCACCTTCATGCTGTTCTCGGCGACAACCACCCGCCCAGCCCCGCCGCGGCGCAGGACGCTGTTCCACTGCTTTTCCAGCCGGTCGCGCTCCTCCTCGCCGAGTACGCCGTCGGGGCAGATGAGGGCGTCGGGGATGGCGTGGTTCTCGAACTTGGCCCGCTTGAAGGCGGCGAAGTCCGACGTCAGGGCCACCTGCTCCCAGCAGGCGCGCAGGGGCGACAGTCCGCCCAGGTAGGGGTCGTGCGGGTCGGGGTAGCGGAAGTGGATGACGTCCTCGGGGTTGAAGCGCTGCTCGCGCGAGCCGGAGCGGTACAGGTAGTAATCGACCAGGTTGGGGCTGTCCGGTGCCCGGCGCGGGGTGACGTTGTGGCTGGGCAGGGGCCACACGGCGACGGGCACGTCCAGGGGCCCGCGCTCGAGGAACCAGTAGGCACTGCCGTTGACCTCCTGATAGAGAGTCGTCAGCTCCCACAGGTCGAAGGCGTTGTGGACCGGGTTGGCGTTCTGCAAGAGTGCGAGCAGCGGGTGCTCGGTGACCTCCTCGATGTGCTCGGCGCTGCGCAGCCGGGTTGCGAGGTGCGGGGCGGCGCGCAACAGGACCTCGCGGGCGCCTGACAGGGCGCGGGTCAGGCAGCGCGGCGCCGGCTGGCCGCGCCGGGTGGCGACGTAGAGGTGCGGGGGGAAGTTGGCGCAGGTCGCGGCGTTGATGCTGGCGCAGGTCCAGGCGGTGTTCTTCAGCTCGCCCAGGAGTTCGGTGGGCGTGGGGGCGCGCTGCCGGCGGTTGCTGTCCACGAAGGACGAGCCGGCCCACTGCGAGCCGGTCAGGGCGAAGGGGACGCGCTTGGCGCGGGGGGCCAGCCAGTGAGCCAGGCGGGTCAGTGCGCCGGCGAGCAGGGAGCGGATCATGACAGGACCGTCCACCAGTCTTCGTTGTCCGGCCGCGTCGCCGGAGGGGTGCGGGGATTCGATTCGGCCGGCGCCGGCCGGCGTCGCAGCCGTGCCAGGAAGTGGGCGTCCGTTCCGGCGATCAGGTAGCGCAGGGCGCCCAGGGCGTGGTTGTGCTCGTCCACCGGGTTCTCGCCCGCCAGTCTGCGCTCGGCCTCGCCGGGGTAGCGGTAGAGGCGGGCCTCCGACAGCAAGTTGGGGCAGCGCCCCCGCCGCACGCGGAGCCGGCCTGTGCGCAGGCGTGCGGTGACGGCGGCGATGCCCGGGCGGACCTCGTTGTCGCCGGGGCGCACCACCAGCCCGGCGGCGCGCAGCTCGGCGATTTCGGTGGCGCCGGCGGGGTCGGCGTACCAGGCCACCCCGCCCAGGCGCTTCAGCGCGGCGGCGTGGTCGTGCAGGGGCGTCTGCCGCAGGTAGCGCTCGCCCTCGATCCACAGCACGTCCTCCCTGTCCAGCACGCCCCACACGGCGGCGAAGGGGTTGCGCCAGCCGAAGTCGACGCCGCCAACGGCCCGGCCGGTGGGGTCGGGCCAGTCGCCGGCGAGGGCGAGGTCGAAATCCGGATAGACCAGACCTTCGAGGGTGGTGAAGAGGGCCTCGTACTCCTGCCGGACCCAGCCGTCGCCAATGGAGCGCCGCTCCTCCTCGATGAAATCGGGGCGGATGCGCGGGCAGTCGCGCCAGGTGATGCGGACCTTCTTCCAGGGGCCGTCGCCGACCCACTCGCGGTAGAACCAGCCGCGCTGGCCGAACGGCGTGGACAGGGCGATGAGCCGGCCGTTCGAGACGGCGAGCATGGGCCGCACCGAGCGGTACAGGTCGTCGTCGATGCGGGCCGCCTCGTCGAGCACCAGCAGGTTGACCCCGCCGAAGGAGCGGATGGTTTCCTCGCGCCCCGGCAGGCACAGGACGCGCGAGCCGTTGGCCAGCTCCAGGCGCAACTGGGTGCGGTAGACCGACGGGATGGGCTTGCCGAGGGCCTTGTCCGCCTCCAGCACCTTGCGGAAGATCTCGGCGGACTGCCGCTGGCTGGGCGAGAGCAGCAGGACGAGCGCGCCGGGCGTGAACAGGGCGGTGTGCAGGGCGAGGGCGCTGACGGCAGTGCTCTTCCCACTTTGCCGAGAGCAATTGAGCAGGATCTGCCGGTCGCTCGACCGCAGCAGCTCGCGCTGCCACGGGTCGGGCAACAGTCCGCGCGCCTGGAGGATGAGCGCGGGGTCGAGGGCCAGGGCAAGCAACTGGTGCAGGTTCAC